TCTCCAATATTCTCAGCACCGAAATTCTAAACGAAATCAACCGCGAAATTATCCGCACCGTTTACACCGTTGCTAAGACTGGCGCTCAACAAAACGACCTCTTCCACGGTGGTGCATCTTCTGGTGGTGGTGTATATGACCTCCTCCAAGACTCCGACGGCCGTTGGTCTGCTGAACGCTTCCGTGGACTTATGTTCCAAATTGAGCGTGAAGCAAATGTCATCGCTAAGGAAACTCGTAGAGGCAAGGGTAACTTCATCATCTGCTCTGCTGACACCGCTTCAGCACTCGCAATGGGTGGATTCCTCAATCTCTCTCCTGCTCTCAATGTCAATCTAAACGCTGACGATACTGGCAACATCTTCGCTGGTGTTCTCAATGGTAAGTACAAGGTTTACATTGACCCATTCGTTCCAGTTGGTATGGACTTTGCCCTCGTTGGTTATAAGGGTAATTCCGCATATGATGCTGGTATCTTCTACTGCCCATATGTTCCACTACAAATGGTCCGCGCCATCAACCAAGACACCTTCCAACCAAAGATTGGTTTCAAGACTCGTTACGGTATGGTTGCCAATCCATTCGCCAAGGGTCGTACAGCAATCACCACAAACGCAGACGGTTTGGATGCAAATACCAATGTCTACTACAGACTCTTCCAAATCAAGAACCTACACGGTATGACTTCATAAGTTATACTAATAACCTAAAAGACCGAGGGGGAAACCCCTCGGTTTTTTTTATACATATTCATATGGCAAACTGGATAGAATATCTTAATACTTTATCTGTAGAGCAAAAAGCTGAATTACCAGGCGATTTGCTCATGGATAATGATTATCAACCAACAAATAAAAATAGATTAACATCAAATAGATTTATGTTTGTTCTTACAAGAACACCATATTTAACCTATTTTTGTCAAAGAGCCAATTTACCATCAATAGGATTTGGAACTTCTATTCAAAGCAATCCTACTTCTGTAGAAATACGAAGACCTGGAACAAGATTGGTTTATGAAGATTTACAAGTTGGATTTATTGTTGATGAAGAAATGAAAAATTGGCTAGAGATACACAATTGGATGACAAAAATATCAACATATGATACTGTTGATAATTTTATGAGAGAACAACAAAAAGCGTCTGATGCTTTATTATATGTTTTATCTCCAACATATAAACCTTTATTAACAGTTCAATTTTATGATGTATATCCAGTATTTTTAACAAGTATTGATTTTGATACAACTTCACCAGACTCAGAAACTGTTATATCAACTGCAACATTTTCTTACACTCATTATAAAATTAAAAATGGGGAGTCTTGAAATTTAATTATTTTGTGATATAGTTTTATTATGACTATTAAATTATCTGAACTTAAATCCATGATTGAAAAAGATATGGCAATTAATCCCACGGACTTAGACCGTGAGAGTTTGAATATCCCACAACTTCATAATAAATACTTAATGATTCTCATGGATGAAAAATTGATTTTAAAAAAATATGAATCAGATTTAAAGGTATTGAATAAAAATAAATGGCTTTATTATTCTGGTAAAATATCACAAGAACAATTAGATTTACTAGGTTGGGAACCATTTGAATTATCTTTAATCAGACAAGATTTAGATAGATTTATAGAAAGTGATAATGATATTATCGAATTAAATAATAAATTTGAATTACAAAAAGAAAAGGTAAATTATTTGGAAAGTGTAATTAAAATTATTTCAAATAAGGCTTGGAATATTCGTTCAGCTATTGATTGGATTAAATTTACTCAGGGACAATGATAAAAGTACAGCAATTAGATTCTGTAAATATTAAAATCGACTGTGACCGCGGAATAGCTAAAGAACTCAGTTCATTTTTTACATTTACAGTTCCTAATTACAAATTTACACCAGCATATAGAAATAAAGTATGGGATGGTAAAATAAGATTATTTAATACATTAACTCAAACATTATATGCTGGTCTATTAGACTATGTTTTTAAATTTTCGGAAGAAAGAGGGTATAAGGTTGAGTATACTCCTCTTTCTTCTTTTATAGACACAACCGACGAGGATATAAAACAATTTATTTCTTCATTTAAAACATATAGTGGTGGTAAGGAAATTACACCACACGAACATCAAATAGATGCTATTAAATATGCATTAAAAAATAAACGCTCACTTTTAATATCACCAACAGGAAGTGGTAAATCTTTAATAATTTATATGATGATAAGATACTTATTAGAACACATACCACAAGATAAAAAAATAATGGTGGTTGTTCCTACCACTGGGCTAGTAAGTCAAATGTTTAATGATTTCAAGGATTATTCAAATAAGGATGGGTTTGTTCGCGCTCACTGTCATCAAGTATATTCTGGTGAAGATAAAGTAACACCCAAGAGAGTAGTCATAACAACCTGGCAAAGCGTCTATAAACTCAAGGAAGACTATTTCAAAGACTTTTATGCTGTATTTGGGGATGAATGTCATTTATTTAAAGCCAAATCACTTTCTACATTAATGAGTAAATTAAAAAATTGTCCATTTAGAACTGGTACTACTGGAACCTTAGATGGAACATATGTTCATAAACTGGTAATAGAGGGTTTATTTGGTAAAGTATATAATGTAACCACAACAAAAAATTTAATAGATAATAAGTTATTATCAAATCTTAAAATTAAATGTTTACTTCTTGGGTATTCGGACGAAGAGATTAATTCAATAAAGCGGGCAGAATACAATCAGGAGTTAGAATGGTTAATTCTAAATCAAAAAAGAAATGATTTTATCTGTAATTTGGCCAATAATACCGCAGGTAATACTCTTGTTCTTTTTAATTTTGTGGAAAAGCATGGAATACCTTTATATGAACAAATTAAAAAACAGGCTAAAAAAGAAACATTTCTTATCTGTGGCAAAACGGATGTCGAAGAACGAGAAGAAATAAGAAAAATAGTTGATAAGCACAAAAATAGTGTATTGGTAGCTTCATATGGAACCTGTTCTACTGGTATTAACATTAAAAATATAAATTCCATTATCTTTGCATCATCATCCAAATCGCTTGTAAGAGTCCTACAATCCATTGGGAGGGGTTTGAGAAAGAGCGACAGCAAGGATATGGTTACAGTATATGACATCGGTGATGATTTACGGTATAAGAAACATAGAAACCATACCCTCAAACACATGGACGAGCGAATCAACATATATACTAATGAGAAGTTCACATTTGAAGTAACCAGCATCCGCTTATAAGGAGTTTCTTATGGAATACAAAATTTTTAAGTTGAAAAGCGGTGAAGAAATTATTACAGAGGTTAAGGAAGTTTCAAAAGGTAAATACCTTATTGAAAACCCAATGGTTTTTAAAACCACAACAATGTTGGACAATATGGGTAGACCTTATGATATGACTATGCTAAAAGATTGGCTAATTCACAGTGATATTAAAACAATTGAATTGCCAAAAAATCATGTAGCAACTAGTTTTAATCCAACAGAAGACACACAAAAATTATACGATTTGGAAAGAAGTCGTATTGATAATGTCAAAAATAAAATAGTAGACCATAAAAAACAAACACCAGATAATCTTTTAGAACAATTATTTGGTGAACTTTTTGGTGATATTAAAAAAGAAGTAGATAAACAAACTGATGATGAAATGAATAAAATTCAAGGTGAAGATATTTTACCTATGAATGAAAATGATATATTTCCAGAAGAACCAAAAGATATGGTTCCTATGGTATCAATAAGTATGTTATTTCCACCAGAAGTTATTCTAGATTTGTTAGATTCTGGAATATTAGACCCAAAAGAATTATATCGTCTTGTTAAAAAAATAGAAAAGATGTCTGGTAGAGCACCTAAAAAGGCCAAAAAGAAACCTCTTTTCCCAAAACAAGAAAAACTAACTGAATCTGAAAAGAAGGTTGACGATGAACCAGCGGGTTGTAACTGGAAAGATTGGCCTGAAAACGCTTTTGATTTGTTAAATGATGGTTTAACTGGGGCTTAAAGAGCTTTAGAGCTCTTAGAGTATAGTTACTATTTCTCTTTACACCAGCTACACAGCGAATTATACAAACCCTGTCAAGTATTGTCAATCAATATTTTGAAAGAAACTTGATTTTTATACGGATTAGTATATAATCCACACCAACGAGGTGCTATGAATCCTGAAAATGAAAAACAAATAGAAGATGATATAAAGAAACTAAAACATTACATAGATAATGACGCTTTTTGTCAGGCTATGATTGAATGGAAAAAAACAGTAGATGATGCTGAGAACTCGGGAGAATCCCGCCCCCCTGTAACTAACTACATCGCTGAGTGTTTTTTGAAGATTGCTGAACATTTATCCCATCGTCCAAATTTTATTAATTATCCCTATAGAGAAGATATGATTGGGGATGGGGTAGAAAATTGTTTACTTTATGCTCATAATTTTGATATTACAAAATCCAGCAATCCTTTCTCTTATTTTACTCAAATAATTTATTATGCGTTTTTGCGTAGAATAGAGAAAGAAAAAAAACAATCTTATGTTAAATTTAAAGCATTACAAATGAACGATATTGACGGTAAATTTACTGAATGGTTACAATACCAACAAGGTTGTTCTACTTTTAATGAATTTTTACAACAAACATTCTTTATAAGTGAACAAGATATAGAAAATATCGAACCAAAACAAAAAGAAAAAAAAGGAAGAAAGAAGAAGAAAAACGACTTCTTTGAATAATATGAAATTAGCTATTATTAATGATACCCATTTTGGTATTCGAAATGACTCTCCATATTTTCTTGAACAGACATTATCATATTTTGAAACACATTTTTTTCCTTATTTAATTGAAAATAATATTAAAACCGTTTTACATCTTGGTGATTTATTTGATAGAAGAAAATATATTAACTTCCATACTTTAGCTCAAGTACGGAGCAGATTTTTTGATAAACTTAAATCTTTAGATATTAAAATTTATATTACAATAGGTAATCACGATACCTATTTTAAAAACACAAATGACTTAAATTCTCTTACACAACTTTTTAGTGATGAAGAACATGTTAATATTATTGAAAGTCCTCAAATATTAAATTTTGATGATTTATGCATAGGTATGTTGCCTTGGATTGCTAAGGAAAATGAAAAACAGTGTTTTGATTTCATTCAATCGTGTTCTTGTCCTATAATTGCTGGTCATTTTGAAATAGCAGGATTTCAAGTAATGAATGGCGTTGTTCACCCTACAGGTATAAAAGAAAATGTATTTAATAGATTTGAGATGGTTCTTTCTGGACATTTTCATTTAAAACAAACTAGTAAAAACATACATTATCTGGGAACACAATATCAACTTAATTTTGGAGATGTAAATTCTAAAAAAGGATTTCATGTATTAGATACCGCTACAAGAAATCTTGAATTTATACACAATCCGAACGATTTATTTCATCTGATTAAATACAAAGATGAAACTGATGAACAGGTTAAATTATTAGATAAGCTTCCTAGTTTATTGAAAAATTGTTATGTAAAAGTTATAGTTTCTACCAAAAATAAACCATTTACATTTGACAAATTTATTGATGCACTATATGCTACTCCTGTATATGAGTTGAGTATTGTCGAAGATTATCAAGACAAACAAAATGAAACAGATATAGATATAGCAGAAGACACACTCAGTATCATTAATAAAGAAATTGATACTTTAGAGAAAGTCAAAGATAAAGCAAAATTAAAAGTAATTATTAAAGATTTATACATGGAGAGTTTAACACTATGAGTGACGCATCTTTAGTTCCCCAGCCAGGTGATGATAAAGTTTTTAGACAAGAATTATTCATTCCTAAAATGGGTGAAGAATATAAGCAAATTGAAAGAGATGCTAATGGTAATATTATTAGAAAAAACCATAGCTATTTCATTGGTGCATTTGACCGTCCTAATAATAAATTTGTTTTGAAACAAACTTTAGATGAATCTAAAGGTTATGTTGCTAAATCACCAATAAGTGGATATGGTGTATTTGCAAAACAAGATATATCAGCTGGAGAACTTATCGAAGAGTGCCCTGTTGTTATTTTGGATGGAACGCATGAAAACAATAAAGACTGGGTTTTGAACAGATATGCATTTACTTGGTCTTGCAATTGTCAAATATGCAAATTAAATGGCCAAAGTATGTGTCTTCCCTTGGGAAATGGAATGATTTATAATCATTCGGATGAACCAAACGCATATTATATACAAGATTCTTTTTATAGAATTTTTAGATTTTATGCATTTAAAGACATAAAGAAAGATGAAGAAATTACATGGTTCTATGGAGTTGGTTACTCTGATAGATTGAGAAAAGAAAAAACTTTATCTCCTCTTGGAATGACTCCCGAGGGAATGCCATCCAATACACCACCTACGAGAAAAGGATGTGGGTGTTCTGGAAGAATGAAAGCAGTAGAGATTGAAAAGGAACCTGAACTATTGCTAGAAGAACCAGCCGTTGAACAAAAATCTGCTGATGAATTATTATTCCGTTCAATGATTGTACCTGAGAATATTTTAAATGATAAAATTTAAAAAAGTTAGATTCAAGAATTTTGGTTCATTTGGTAATAATTTTACAGAACTAAATCTTGATAAAAATCCAACAACTTTAATTTGTGGTAATAATGGTAGCGGAAAGTCATTTGCTTTCTTGGATTCTATTACTTTTGCTTTATTTGGTAAACCTTTTCGAAAAATAAATATTCCTCAACTTGCAAATTCAATCAATAAAAAACAATGTATTGTTGAAATTGAATTTAGTAAGGGTAATGATGAATATTTAATTCGTAGAGGATTAAATCCAAAACTATTTGAAATACATAAAAATAATCAACTATTGAATCAAGATGCAAAAAATGTTGATTATCAAACAGTATTAGAAGAACAAATACTAAAAATGAATTATAAGACTTTTACCCAAGTTGTAATATTGGGTAGTTCTTCATTTGTTCCTTTTATGCAGTTATCAGCAGCTGATAGAAGAGCTGTTATTGAAAATATTTTAGATATCAGTGTATTCAGCACAATGAATACTATGTTAAAAGGAAAAGTATTACAAATTAAAGAATCTTTGAAAGATTTAACATCTAAGATTGAAATTGAGCAACATAAGATACAAACGCAATCTACTTTAATAACTAGTCTTGAAAAAAGAAACAAAGAAGATTCTGATGTTATTGATACAAAAGTTGCAGAAATAGAAAAATCTCTTAAAAAATATCAAGAATCTATTGATGATTTGCAAATACAAATAAAATCAAAAACAATTTCTGATATATCAAAAATAAATGCAACAATTAAAGATTACAATAAATTAAAAACAAAAATAGATACAAATTTATCCAATGTAGAAAAGGATATTGAGTTTTTTACAAAAAATATTTCATGTCCTAGTTGCAATCAATCTATAACAGAAGAAATAAAACAAAGAGAAATAGAAAAAAGAGTAGGAAAGAAACAAGAATATACTGAAGCTATTTCTACTATAAATTCATCTATAGATTGATTGCAACTAGGACATGAAATATTTTTTGTAAAAAACTCAATATCCTTTTCTACTATAAATTCATCTATAGATTCATTTTCTGATAAATTAAAAGAAGCAGAGAAAATTATTTCTGAAATAAATGATTTAAATATGAAAATGGCTATTTTAAATAATTCTAAAACTGAAGCAGAGAAGATATTAAAGCAATTAATTCAAGACTCTAAAAGAGTTCAAGAATCTATTGATATTAATGGAGAAAAGATAAAATTATTAACATATACTAATATGGTTTCTTTGTATGAAAATCAAAAGATTGAATTCAAAGAAGAATTGGAATATTATGAATATGCGTCTGAATTATTAAAAGATTCTGGTGTTAAAGCAAAAATTATTAAGTATTACTTACCATTTATGAATAAGTATATTAATAAATTTTTAACATCTATGGATTTTTTTGCTCAATTCACGCTAGATGAAGAATTTAATGAAATTATTAAAAGTCGTCATCGTGATGAATTTAGTTATATGAATTTTAGCGAGGGTGAGAAGATGAGAATTGATTTAGCTCTTCTTCTTGCATGGAGAGAAATTGCTAAAATTAAAAATAGCGTAAATTGTAATTTGCTTATTCTTGATGAAGTTTTTGATTCATCTCTAGATGCTATGGGTATTGATGAATTGATGAAATTAATAAATGCTATTAGCAATAAATCAAATATTTACATCATAAGTCACAAATCTGACCAACTTGTAGATAAATTTAGCACAGTAATAACCTTTGAGAAGAAAAATAATTTTAGTAGGATTATATGATTGACGAAATTAACCCACCACCTGTAATTGTTGAACATGAAGGAATTTATGTTGTTCGTGATGATATGATTGACGGTGGTTCTAAATCTAGATTTGTACAGCAATTGATAAAAGAAAGTCCAGAAACTGAAATGGTTTATGGTTCTTCTCCAGCTTCTGGATATGCACAAATAAGTTTAGCAAAGGTTTGTGCTCATTACGGTAAAAAAGCAGTTTTGTTTATGGCAAAAAGAAATAAACAAAATTTCCACCCTTACCAGTTGAAAGCACTTCAGTATGGTGCTATAATAAACATGGTAGAAAATGGTATGCTAACAGTAACAGAAAAAAGAGCAAGAGATTATGTAGATGAAGATACTTCCACTAGAAAATTGTTTCCTATTGGATTTTTTGACATAAAAGTTTTATACTCAATTCGTGATGTAGCTTTATCTTTACCGATTAAACCAACTGAAGTTTGGACTGTTGGTTCCAGTGGAGCACTAACACGCGGACTACAACTTGCTTGGCCTGATGCTGAATTTAATTGCGTATCGGTTGGTCATAAAATGGGACAGAAGGAACTTGGTCGTGCGAAGATGTATAAGTGTGAGATTCCTTTCGATAAGTCGGTTAGCCCCGAAGATGCACCTCCATTTCCTTCTGTCCCAACATATGATGCTAAAGCGTGGAAATTTATAAAACAATATGCTAAGCCTGGTGCATTGTTTTGGAATGTTGGTGCGTAGATGAATAATTTTTACGAAAAAAATGAATACATTTTAAATTCTAAAATCAATGTCTTCTTTGAAGACATTGTTGCTATGACTGATGCTCAATTTGAGTCATGGGTTGTTGAGATGCGAAAAGAAATTCTTTTTGCATGGAATACCTATGGTTGTCCTCCTAGAATTGGCAAAAATAAAAATGAAATAATTGATGAATTTAATAAATTAGAATCTTATCCTGTTCATACATTTGAAAATGTCGATGAACTAACTGGAAATTCTGATGTTATTATCAATAAATCAAGAATTGGTTCTGAAGTTGACCAGTGGTTTCATACAATGTATAAAACTAGAATCAATTATAGTGAAAATGATACTGGTTATTCAATTTATGATTTATTTGCCGATGATAAGTATCTTCCTAGAATGATAAAAGGAACTCGTCGTCATATTCGACGGGATTCCTTTTTTAATTATGCATGTTCGGCTATTAAAAATGATTCCAAATATGCATTAATATCTGTTGAAACTGGAAATGAATGGATGGAAACTTATTTCAAGAATCCTTCTATATTTCAAGGATATGATTTTATTTTAGACCAACAAGATGATGAAGATGGTTTGAATACTGGTTATTTTCAATTAGATAAGTCTAAAATTTTAACACTAACAAAAGATGAATTTTTAAAATGGAAACCAAAACTAGAGTATAGACATTATTCTACTTTTGATTCTGAAAATATCCCTGACGATAAAGTGTATCGGATAAGGGTATATAAAAAAGGAATTAAGATATTTCCTAAATGTTTTCCAACTTTTAGGATTGGATATATCCAGCCTGCCGTTAATTTTCCACCTCTAACTGCAAAGTATCTTTATGAAAAATTTACTAATCACATTACTTTCACTTCTACTATTAACATTTACGACCCTTCTGCTGGTTGGGGCGGGCGTATTCTTGGAGCTATGTCTGTTAGCGATGACCGAACGATACACTATATCGGAACAGACCCAAATTTGGATAATTTTCCCAACACATTATCTGATAATGGTAAGTACGGTGCTGTTGCTGATTTTTACAACACCGAAACTTATAGAGGCAATTCGTTTTTCTCCGTAACTAATACATACGAATTGTTTAAACATGGTTCTGAAGTAATCCATACTGATAAAAATTTTCAAAAATACAAAGGTAAATTGGATATGATATTTACTTCACCTCCGTATTTTAATAGAGAGGCATATTCCGAATTACCGACACAATCTTATAAAAAGTTTAATCAATATCAAGATTGGGTTGATGGATTTTTGCGGCCTACTTTAACTACCTGTGTAGAATATCTTAAATCAAATAGATATTTGTTATGGAACATTGCTGATATCCAAATCGGTGGTAACTACTTGACACTGGAAGAAGATTCTCGTAAAATACTTGAAAGTTTGGGTATGAAATATATTCAAACTTTAAAGATGGCTATGGAAGGAATGCCTGGTCAAAATAGATTAGATGAAAATGGCATCCCTAAATGTAAAAATTATTGTAAAGTTGACGGTGTATATCTAAAATATGAACCTGTTTATGTTTACTATAAACCCTAAAATGTCAAAGAAAAAATATCAAATTCAAGAACCCACCCCAAAGAATACTTTGGATTCAAAAGATTATGAATCTGAGGTTTATTCTGTTTATGGTGCTTATAAATCAATAAGTGGAAACCGTGAACACAAAAAATGGATTCTTGATTATGTTAAAACTTTAAATAAAGATTCTAATTTATATTCACGCGGAAAAATAAAAGACTATTCACCTTACGGTATTTGGGCTAGATTACTAGTTCGTGGTATTTCTATACCAGAAAAAGAAAAACAAGAACTTGACAATCTTTTAAAAAGATTAGAAGATAGAAATAGAGAATACATAGAATCTAGGCAAAATGCCATTATTGAAAGAAATAAAAATTATGAAATTCAGATGCAAGAAGTTTTGACATCTGTTAATGTTAATTTTGATAAATTATTTGAACACATTACAAAAAAACGAAGAAATCAATTTGATATTAATTTGTTTTCTAAGATTGATGTACCAAATAATTTGTATTCTATTGTTATTGAGCATATTAATAATAAACTAACGGAAATGTATCTCGCCAGGGATAATAAAGATGAACAATTATCCGAGGCTTATTCATTTCTAACAAAAAATCAACTCAAAAACTATATTTCTCAATTGGAGAAAATTCTTGAATATTTTAACAGCAAAATTACTATAACTAAAACAACAAGAAAACCAAGAAAGAAAAAAGAAAAAACAGCAGAACAATTAGTAAAAGGTGTAAAATATCTTGAAAAGGATGACTCTGGTACTGTAATTTCGTTGAAACCCACTGTCATCATTGGTTCATCTGGTGTGGTTTTATTGAATGTTAAAACAAAAAGTTTAGTAATTTATTATGCAAAAAAGGGAGAAACCTTAAGTGTAAAGGGTTCTACTCTTCTAAATATTGATGAGGATAATAGTAGTGTTCGTAAAATTAGAAATTTTGAAGAATTGATGAACAAGAAAACTTTTAATTTTCCAACATTTACTCATGCTGATAAATTTTTTACTTCGTTAAAAACAAAACCGTCAAAGCCAAAAGATAGAATCAATAGTAATAGTATTATATTGGCAGTTAAAAAATGAATTATACCGATAATATTAACTTTAAGGGTAAATACAGAAAATATGACCCACATGGTAAAGAATTAAAATATATTATTGGCGATACTGTTGAATTTAATGGAATTTATTATACTGCAACTAAAAGTATTACTGGTATAGCTCCTAATGTTAAAAACTCAGGATGGGAACTTTTATCAAATAATTCAAATTTTTATATTGAGGACGCTCCTCCTACGGGAATAAGTTATAAGGGCGATAGATGGTTTAATAGTTCTACTGGCGTACTTTATACTCGTATAAAAGACGATAATGGTATGCATTGGGTTGAATTATAACTTGACTGTTATTGATACTTTGATATAATATCTTTTATGATTCTTCTTGATAACAATCAAATTATTTTGGCAAACCTATTTCAGTCCATCAAAACTGAACCAAATATTAGCGAAGATTTGCTTCGACATTTAGTTCTAAACTCTTACCGAATGATTCGTAAAACTTTTATGAATGAATATGGTGAACTGGTTATATGCCATGATTCTTCCAATTCGTGGCGTAAGAAATTTTTTCCTTTATACAAAGCAAATAGAGCAAAGGCACACGACCAATCCGAACATGATTGGGATAAAATTTATTCTATTTTAAATATTGTTCGTGATGAAATTAGTGAAACATTTCCATATAAAAATGTTAAAGCAAATAATGCCGAAGCAGATGATATAATTGCAATTCTTGCAAAAAATTATCATTTAACCGAAAAAATTCTTATTGTATCGAATGATAAGGATTTTCAGCAATTACAAAGATATTCTAATGTAAAACAATATAGTACATTTAAAAAGGAATATCTTGATTGTTCAAATCCAGAAAACTTTTTACAGGAACATATTATTCGTGGAGATTCTAGTGATGGAATTCCAAATATTTTGTCTGATGATGATTCATTTATGAATGAAAATAAGCGTCAAAATAGGCTTACAAAGAAAGCTTATGACGATGTATGTAATTCAATATCAAATATTGAAAATACAAAATATTTTAGAAACTGGGAAAGAAATCAAACATTGATTGATTTTAATAAAATTCCAGATAATATTGAAACACAAATTCTAACTGAATTTAATAAACCATTGTTGGTAACAGATAGGTCTAAGATTCTTCCCTATATGATTACTCACAAGTTAAAGAATCTAATTTCAAGTATAGAGGAATTTTGATGTGAAGCGTAATAATGAAGACCGAGAACGAGAACCACCTAAAGACCGAAGAAAAGATAGAGGTTCTTATGATAAAGAAAAAAAATCAAATAAAAACAGAATGAAAAATAATCTTCAACAGTTTGTTGACAATTATAATTCTGGTACTTATAATGATGACATCTTCGATGAAGAAGATTTTGAATAAGGATTAACATGACAAAAACACAAATTACACTCAGCAAACAAACTTTTACGATTTTGAAGAATTTTGCTTCTATGAATTCTAATATTCTTGTGAAGCCTGGTAATGTTATTAAAACTATTACCCCTTCCAAGAATGGAATGGCTGAAGCGGAAGTTGCCGAAACTTTTGATGTTGAGTTCGGTATTTGGGATTTAAATAAGTTTTTAGGCGTAATCAGTCTGTTTAATTCTCCGACTCTTGAGTTTGAGGATAAGTATGTGACAATCAGTGGTTCTAATGGTTCAAGCGTAAAGTATTTCTATTCTGAACCGCGGCTTTTGACTGTTCCTACAAAGAATGTGAATATGCCAACAATTGCTATTTCTGTTGATATCTCTGAAAAGACTTTCTCAGATTTGCAAAAGGCATCTTCGGTTCTTCAACTTCCAGACCTATCGTTCACAAACATTGACGGTAAAATTTATGCAGTAGTACATGATATTAATGACCCAACTACTAATTCGTATAAAGTAGAGGTTGGTGATATGCATGGAGAATCTGCACAATTTTCTTTCAACTTTAAGATGGAAAATATCAAACTGTTGCCAGGAAATTACCAAATTAATTTTGCAAAGAATACCGTTGGTGAATTCAGTCACGAAACTCTAGACTTGATTTACTGGTTTGCAATGGAGAATACTTCAACATATCAGGCTTAATATGGAACATAACAAATCTGAATTTCTTTGGGTAGAAAAATATCGACCCCAAACAATTGAAGATTGTATTCTCCCCATGTCCTTGAAGAAAACTTTCAAGGACATGGTTGCTAAAGGAGAACCACAAAATCTTCTACTTTCTGGAACCGCAGGAACTGGAAAGACTACTGTAGCTAAAGCACTTTGTAACGATATTGGTGTTGATTCTATAATTATCAATTGTTCAGAAAATGGTAATATTGAAACACTTCGTACCGATATTAGGCAATTTGCTAGTACCGTTTCTTTATCAGAATCCAAGAAAACCGTAATCTTGGACGAGTTCGACTATAGTAACGCTCAGAGCATTCAACCCGCTCTCCGTGGTGCTATAGAGGAGTTTTCTAATAACTGTAGATTTATTATTACTTGTAACTATAAATCAAGAATTATTGAACCAATTCATTCCAGATGCACCTGTATTGATTTTGCAATTAAAACGGCAGATAAACCAAAGATTGCAAAGGAGATGCTAGAGCGTTGTATTTTTATACTCAAATCTGAGGGTATTAAATACAATGAGAAGGTTCTTTCCCAACTCATCATTAAGTATTTCCCTGACTTTAGACGCATTATAAACGAGTTACAGAGGTATTCTGTCTCGGGTATGATTGATGAGGGTATTTTGTCCAATTTTACTGAAATTGAGATTAAAAACCTAATGGCATCTATGAAAGCAAAGGATTTTGCGGGTGTTCGTAAGTGGGTAGTATCCAATTCGGATGTTTCTCAAACCGAGATATTTCGTAAAATTTATGATAATGTTTATGATAATATTAATCCCTCTAGCATTCCCGAGTCGGTTTTGGTATTAGCTGAATATCAGTATAAGTCTGCTTTTGTTGCTGACCAGGAAATTAATATGGTAGCTTGCTTGGTTGAACTAATGATGAGGTGTGAATTTAAATAATGGAACTAAAAGATTGGTTAAATTCAATAAATTTAAGTAAGAAAAATTTAATAGTTGAAGACCCTCTTAATGAAAAGACATATTTACCTTTTATCATTAATAAATGTTTATCATATTTTCCCGAAACGGTATTTCATGCAAATCTGATGAATCAAATGCCATATTTGGATAAAAGAATGCAATATGAATACTTTTTATGCAAAATATCAAAAAAATCAAGATTTGGTAAATGGCATAAAGTACAAGAAAATACTAAAATTGAAAATATCAAACAATATTATGGTTATTCAACTGAAAAGGCAAAACAAATTGAACATTTGATAAATGAGCAACAGGAACAAAATATTGCTTTGGCTCTCCAAAAAGGCGGTCAAAAATCCGTAAAACATAAATAATATGTTTTAACGGAGATATTTTAAATGGAAACTGATGATGATATTTTTTCTGGACTAGGTGTAGAGATAAAATTAAAAAATAAAGAAGACTTTCTCAAGGTAAAAGAAACCCTTACTAGATTAGGAGTTTCTTCAAAAAAGGAAAAAAAACTTTACCAATCTTGCCATATTCTACACAAACGAGGTAGATATGCTATTATGCATTTTAAAGAAATGTTTATTTTAGATGACCTTGAAAGTGATGTTAGTAGAGAAGATTTGCAACGAAGAAATACAATTGTAAAACTATTAGTTGATTGGGGTTTAGTCGAAGCTATAAACGCAGACAAATACTCTGACCAAATAAGTCTTGCAAGAATTAAAATTCTTCCCCATAAAGAGAAACATGAGTGGGAACTAATACCTAAATACCATGTAGGTAAGTGAAATTAGGAGACTTTTTATTATGAACAAAATGCAGGCATTTGGAGCAGGATTTCCTTTAGAGTATTCTTCTTGTTCAAACATAAAACCAAAATTGTTTGAATGGTCAGCAGAACCACAGGACATACGAGTTTTTATCGACGCAGCAATACCAACAGGTATTACTATAGGTAAAAATAAATCTACAGATAAAAAAATAGCTTGGGTATGTGAATCTCGAGCTATTTTTCATTTAATGTATCCAGAGGACATGTGGAAGAAAAATTTAGAAATACTATGTCAGGCATATGATGAAATTTATGTGACTGACAGACAATGGTGTTCTTTTTCCCCAAAGATTAAATTTACTTTTGCTGGTAGCAATTTACCGTGGGTAAAGATTGTTAATGATATACCAGAGAAAACAAAATTAGTTTCTATGGTTGCTTCTCCAAAGAAAATGACTTTTGGGCATCATATTCGACATATAATGGCAGAACGATTTAAGAACAGTATTGACCTTTTTGGAGGAGCAGCTGGTTCGCAAAGAGTTGGATTTGGTCAACAACTTTGGCCAGATAAAACAGATACACTTTTACCTTATATGTTCCACATTGTAATAGAAAATGATAAGTATGAAACTTATTTTACAGAGAAAATAACTGATTGTTTTGCAACTGGAACAATTCCTGTATATTGGGGTGCTCCCGATATTGGAAAGTATTTCAATTCCGATGGAATTATTACATTAACACCAGATTTTGATATCAAATCTCTAACACCTGAGTTATACTATTCCAAACTAGAAGCAGTCAGAGATAATCTAAAGCGTGTAAAAAATCTTGAGACTGCTGATGACATTCTTTATAGATTAGTTACAAAGCAATGATTTTATTGGTACATATTAATGCAAAAGGCAATTATGGGTATGATAAACAAATATCATTTCTCCAATGGTCTATGCGTAGATATAAAATACCAGCACAGTTAAATGTTGTTTATGGTGAAGCAAAAGGTGAATATGAGATAATCAAAAGAAAAAGTGAGTCTAATCGTTTATATGCTATTTCTGAATATATCAAAAAAAGAAATTTATTTAAAGAAGATATAATGGTATTAGACCCTGATACAATTTTTGTAAAACAAATTGATGCTAGTAAATATTCTTTACCAGAAAAAACCATAAGAACACAAAATTATAGTCGTTATATTGATATGTTTTCTGAACATAAAAAAATAGCTGAAAGTGTATTTGGTACAAACATTAAAGCGGCAGTTTGTCCGTTTATTGGTAAAGGAAAAACTATATCAGAATTATTTGATTATAGTTTATACACTTTGCTAGGATATTATGCAAAGAATTTAAAATCACAGTGGGAGTCTGGTATGTTTGCAATGGGTGCGGCTATGACAAAAGGTAATTTTAATATTGTTGCTGATAATTTTTGGCCTGTTGCAAATTTTTATGAAGAAGATTTTGTAAAAAATGGATATGATGGTATTCATTATGGATTTGAGATTAAATTAAAAAGTGGAAATTCATTTAAAAAGTGGGAATCGTTTTCAAGTTTTAATTCTGAACCATTAAATACTAACCATCATGTTTCCACTAAATTTATTGAACATTTAAAGGAATTTGAAAATTCACAATGAAAACAGAATTAATATCATTTTATTCGGATATAGGTGAAGATACTTATTATAGTGACCATGCAAAGCGTTTAAAAATTCAATGTGATTTGTTGAATATACCTACGGATTTTAGACATTTAGAATCAAAAAATGATTATCGTCTAAATTGTCTTCGCAAACCAAAATTTATCTTATCCATGTTAGAGGAAAAAAAGAAATCTATAGTGTGGATGGATATTGATACTGAGATTCACAAAGAATTATCGGTATTCGATGAGATAGATTCTGGTCCTGGTGATGTTGGATTTGCATATACTGCTATGAAACAAGAGCAGATAAATCCTTATTATCCAAAAGCTTCTCCTATATTTTTAAAGTACAATACTAATGTTTTGAATTTTTTAAATATGTGGATTGATGAATGTCAAAAAACATTAGACAAGAATGAACCATTTTTTGACCATGAAATCCTTATGTTCAGAGTTTTACCATTTATGTCAAATACAATAAAAA